TATCCGACCAGCCTGGTGATAGCCCACCCAGGTAGCTGGCCAGCGCGGCCACTGCGTTGTCATACGCGGTTTTTTCAGCCCCGATTCCGTAGGCGGCGGCCTGGGCATCAATGCCCGGCTGCGCATCGCTGATTTCGGCCCAGTCCAGGATAGCTGCTGCTTTTTCGCCGCGGCTCAGGATCCCGTCTGAGGCGATGGCCTGCAGCTGAGACAGGGCACTGGTGGCGGAGGTCTGTGCGGCGCTGGCCGCGCTGGCTGCGGTGGCTGCGTTGGCCAGTGCGCTGGCGGCATTGCCCTCGACTGTTTGCGCCAACGTGCCGCCCACAAGCGTGCCTGCCGGCGCGCCCACGGTGGCGCCCAGCTGCTGGCGGCCGATGTAGATGTTGGCGGCGCCATTGGCCGGCAGCACGGCGCCCAGTGCTCCGTTGTTTTGGACCCATGGCACGGCTTTGACGCCTTGAGCATGGACTACGCCAGAGCCAGACACTCGCGTCCAATCCTGACCAGCAGCCAAGCCGGCCAGGCCCATCCATTGCACCACGGCACCCGACTTGTCGAGGACCATCATCCCCAGCAGACCGGCGTTGGTGGTTGTGATCATGTCGCAGGCGCCGTAGATCGTCTCGCCGGGCGTGACTGGGGTGTCGGACCCGATCTCTAGGGTGTCGCGCCCGGTGACTTGCAGGGATTTGGCCCATGAGCGGCCCGACACTGAGACCACAGACCCGGATCGACTGTCCCAGGTGCCAAGTCCGCCATCTTCAAAGCTGCCCTTGCGCACGAGCGACGTTGGCACGGCCTCACTTGTGATCGCCACGGTGGCCGATACCGGGTCGCCTCGGTTGCCGAGTTTGTCCCAATTTGCGAACCACAGGGTATAGGCGCCAATCGCCGTCTGAGCCCAAAAGCAATCTGAGGCCTTGCCGGAAAATACACGCGAACCGGCCGCCCAACTAGCCCCTGCCACGATCTCCGTTCGGTCGTAGTCGCCTTCTGTGGTTTGCGTCCACCTCAGCTGTATACCGCCGTATACCGTGGCCGAGCCAATGCCGGCCACAGGCTTGGGCGGCAACTTGGCCATGCTCCCGGTGATTGCGTAGCTGTACGCCGACACGTCGGCGAGGCCCTGTTGCGCGCCGCCGTACTGGTTGAAGCTCAGGAACTTGAAATAGATGGTCCGCCCGATGTAGTCGAGCGTGAGGTCGTCAGATCGGGCGACGGACTCGTCCAGGCGCACGAATGGCGCGCCCGAGGCGTGCGCCGCCGCAGCCGTGCTGTAGCCGCCACGGTGTAGGCACCGGCGCCGGTAAGCGTCGCCCCTGTGTAGGCCATGTACTCGGGCGACGAGCCGCCCACGTAGACCAGCGACGTCAGGGCAGACGCGTCGGCCGCGCTGGCGTTGAGCAGCTGGCCGGTGATGCCCGACACAGACAGGCCAGTGCCGCCGGATGTCATGGCTGCCGACAGCGTGCCGTACCGGCTCGCGCCGTTGATTGTCTGTATGCGCTTGTAGGTGCTGCCGTCCAGGCTCACGTAGACATCGCAGCCGCCCCAATTGGCAGACAGGCCGCGCACGGCAGCGTGCACGGCCAAGCCGGTGGTGGTGAGTTCAACCGGGGCCTCGAAGAACACCGGGGCGTCGATGTTGCCGGGGGCGACGTTGTAGTCGTGCTGATAGCCGGCCGGCACTTGGACGGGGTACTGTGTGGCACTGGCCACGCCCAGCGGCCAATCCTCGACGGTCACCGACAGAAATCCGTCCGCGTCTTCGTCAACCTCGGTGATGCGTACCGGCATTTGCTGCATGCCCAATCCCGAATCAGTCAGGGTCAGCAGGTCCATGGGCTCGATCAAGCCATACGCCCAGGGCAGCACGAACTTGCCGCTGCCGCTGATGTGGAGGGATCGCTGCAGGGTCAGCCACGCCACCAGGTTGGCGACCGCAGCGTCGCAAATCCAGTGCGCAGTGATCGTGTCTTTGACTCGCTGGCCGTTGGTCTGGATGTCGGCCTCATCCTTAGCCTCAGCCACTGACTTCGCGTAGGCGTTGGACCGGTCAAGGTACTCGACGCGCACGACGTTGTAGCGATCGGTCGGAGTCTTGACAAGCCAATCGACGGGATCTTCATTGCTGCCACAGATGATCGAGTCGTCGTCCAGGTCATAGACCGGCGTCGTGTTGGGCGTGTAGGTCACGCCATTCCCGGTCAGCGCCGTGTCGCCGTACGGCACGATTTTGAAGTGATCCACAGACCAGACTGCGCCGCAATTCGTGAGGGCGCACATCTGGCTGATGAAATCGGCGGCTGAGGTCTGCTCAGTGATGGCCGGGCTCATCAAGATGCCGGCCGCCGCGGTGTAGGTGATTGCCTGGGTCGTGTCCAGCAGCGCCGCAGGCATGCGTGCGCCGTACCGGCCGTTGGTCAAGAACTCCCCGGAGAACTCCCACGGGTTGCAGTCTGGAGAGGTGCCGCCGTAGCGATACGCCCCCGGGCCAATGACCTCGAACAAGTGGTTTTCGACCTGCGCGCCTGATCCCAACTCGTAGTTCTGGGCGTGCACATAGGCCAGGCTGCGATAGGCCAGCGCCTCGGAGGCATGCGTGGCGGCCAGCCAGGCCGGCGCGGTCTGAGTCCCGGAGCCCGGCACATAGGTGATGCCAAGCTCTTGCAGCGCCGACAGGTCTGGAGCCCCGGATGACCACTGGTAGCGCACCAGGATCACTTTTCCGTAGGCGGTGGCCATGCCATTGATGAGCGTGATTGTGGAACCGCTGACGGTGTAGTCGGTACCCTTCGCCAGGATGCCGGAAATGGCCGCAAACCGGCCTGCGAGCGTCAAGACCGGATCGCCAAGCAGGCTGGCCCCATGCGCCATGGTGTACGTAAGCGTCCCTGAGCCGGCAGTGGTCCATACGTCATCAGTCGTCTGCACAAGGCTCGCCGACCAGCCGCCGTCATAGACTTTCTTCCCCACCCAGACGCGATTAACGCCAGCGCCCACACCTTGATGCACGCCCATCAGCACGCTGGCCGAATAGGTGTAGTCGGTGTTGGTCATGGTGCCGCCGCCGCCCTTGCCGCCGCTGGATTGCTCAGTGGTATGGGCCGTGGCCTTGAAGTCGCCGTACCAGATGAGATTGCCGGGGATGCGCGTCATCCCGCCCACGACCGGCCACACAACGCCGTAGGCGCTGGACTGCAGCTGCAATGCCTCGATCCGCGTTGCGGTCTGGCCCATGTTTCCACCGCCGCCGCTCATTTGATCAGGCTCCAGGTTTGATGCAAGCGCCCGGCCAGCGGGGCCTCACTGAGGCGCGACAGGATCACGCCCCGATTGAGATAGCTGTGGATCAGCAGCGGGTCGGCGCCCGCCTCGACCACGATGGCGCCGTGGCTGTAGCAGCGCCCGAAACGAAACACCATCACGTCGCCAACTTGGGCCGACTCATTGGCGGGCAGTTGCGCAGCACCGGAGCCCAGCAGCTGGGCCAGGTACAGCTCATCACCGTGGTGCAGGTGCCACTCGCGCGCGTAGGCGCCCAGATCGGTCGGCGGGATCAGGCCCACGGCCTCGAACACTGCGGCCAGGATCTGCGCGCAGTCCACGCCCACGCCCTTGATGCGGCCATGATGGTGATAGGGGGTTCCACGCCACGTCATGGCCTCGGCGGCCACGCGGGCGCGCAGCTCTTGTTGGTCGAGGGTGGTCATGCAATGGTCTCAGGCGCCGGGACGTAGGGCTCGCCACGAAAATTGTTGAGGTTCGCGAACTTTGACAGACACGTGGCCGCCGTCTTGTTGCAGCCGGCCGTAACGGTGAATGAAACGCCCGAGGCCACGGGGTAAGGGAATGGCGCGGCCACGCTCAGAACACGATTGCCGCCGCTCACGGTGTGCGAGCGCACGGTGCGGCTCACGCCAGCATTGGCGCCGCTGGTGATGGTGATCACGCCCAGGTCGAAATAGCCGGCGACGTTGCTCATGCTGTCGGCCGTGGTGAATGTGAGCGTTTGCGCAGGCGAGCCCGATGCCGTCGACGTAC